TAGAGAATACCAACCTTTACCCATATACTCATAGAATTTATCTGCAAATCCGTCAATACCAAGCAAGGTTTCTGCATGGTCACAAATTATTCTAATTCTTTCAAGGGGTTCTTCTCCTTCACTCAAGTATCCACGACGAAGAAAAGTAATGGACTCCTCGTTAATCCAATCGAAAGGTTTTCTATCTTCCATTTTCATTAGTTATTATTATTAAAATAAATCATTTAAAGTTATTGATTTTGATTTTTTACTATAGTTAATACTTCTTTTGTTGAAGAAATCTGTATGTTTTGTTGTTAAAATTTCATCATCAAACCATTCGGTAGTTTCCAATATTTTTTCATCAACTGAAAAGACATTATCAATACCAATAGCATTTAATGATACATTAAATCTGTGTTTAATAAACTCAATTGTTTGCTCTTTGGTTAAGAAATCTAAGTCACCTTCCTCGAAAATCCAATTAACAATTTCCTCCTCAGCTTCAAAAGCTTCTTTAGTCGCGTCAATTAGGTCAGATATTAAATCTTGTGTCCACCAAGAAGGGTTTTCCTTTTTTATCAGGTTTACCAAATCGAATCCAAATTCAGCATGAATATTCTCTTCTTTAGAAGTCGCTTCCACAGCATTACTCATACCCTTTAAAACATTTTTATGTTTATTGAAAGACATAATAACTAAGAACTGTGAGAACAATGAAACATTCTCTACGAACATTGAGAAGAGAACCACAGACTCAAAATAATCTCGATTATCAACTGACTTGGAGTTCGCAATAGACTTCTCCAAATACTTAATTCTTTTGCGGATTGCAGGTACCTCAAGTAAGTTTTCAAACTCACTATTCAAACCTAAAACTTGAATCAAATTTGAATATGCATCTGCATGTCTAACTTCGGATTCCGCGAAGGTTGCTCCAACATTTCCGATTTCCGGTTTTGGTAATCTTTTAGAGATGTCACCCCAAAAAGTTTTGACAGCTATTTCAATTTGTGAAATCGCTAACATAGCCCTTTGTACTGAAGTTTTTTCTTTGTCATTTAAGTGTACCTTAAAATCCTGAATGTCAGAAGTAAAATTAAACTCCGTATGAACCCAATAGGAATGACGAATCGCATCAACATATTCAACAAGGTTAGGATATTCATAGGGTTTTAAATTTACTCTTTTAGTAAAGATGTTGGGTTGGTGTTTTGAGCGATAAATAATATACTCCTTAGCAACATCATTCAGACCATTATCCATAAGTTTGTTTTCCACCATGTCGTGAATTTCATCAACATGAGGAACATGAAATTTGTTTCCACGGAAAATCCCTTTGGTTGTTAGTCTAGCAACCTTATCTGCCATTTCCTCGTCGATTTTGCCGACGGATTCCATAGCTTTTAAAATTGCCCTTTTGATTTTTTCGGGTTCGAAAGTAACTTTTTCACCACTTCTTTTGATTACCTGACGAGTATCTATTTTTAATTCAAAATGATTGTTCATATTTTTTGGGGTTTTTATTTGTGTTTAAATTGGCAATTATTGATGTGAATAATTAAATATTTCAAAGTCAACGTGATAATGGTCACGAATAATTTCTAAACTTTCAGGTTCATAAATTTCCTACCACTTAGTTTTAATTTGACTACAATTTTCATGAGGTAAAAACAAATTCATTTTGTAAGGTAAAGACCGTCTTTGGTTCCATTCTATTTGGAAATTTTTCCATTCGGAAACCAAAGTTTCGTAACGTAATACTTTATCTACAACAATTCTTTTGTTAAGTGTAACAAATTTATATTGTGGCCAATAGTGTTGATGACCTAAATCAACACTCGGTTTTCCTGGTGTTCCGATTTTCTTTACAAAATCATTAAAGGCCTTTTTGTATGTATCAACACTGATTGGTCCGGGATGTGGATGATTGAATTTCCAAGCAGAATAAAACCTATCATACGGATTTCTCACAACACACATACTATCATAATGAAGTAAAACTTCTTCATCATGTTTTTGGTATTCATCGAAAATTGTATCATGACAATGTCCTTCATTAGGATAGTCGGTTTTATTTATCAAAGATAGATGAATACTTGTAGAAGCGTTTTTTGGTATCGCAATGAAAATTAATTTCCACTTATGGTATATCATAAAATTTAAATTATTAAAACGGATTATTATTTTGTTCCTGTCGTGCTTTTCTCTTCTCCAATAACTCTTTGATTCTTTCTTGTTTTTTCTCAACCTGTTGTTCTTCGAAACCTAAGAAGGTTACTGAAGACTCAGTATCTATAATTAATAATTCGTTATCAAATTTACAGTTCTCAAAAACAACACCATCTTGCCCCAAACGAGATTTAGTAATTGCCATTGTTGCCAATTTCATCTCTTTTTGTTGAAGGGTCTTTGCAACTGAAATAATTACATGACCTACTTGAGCCTTTTTGATTGAACCACCCATTTGGTCAGTAGTGACAACTTCAGAAGAAATTGATGAACGATTACCTTGGGTTGCAGTCCAACCTGCCAAATTAAGTTCGTGACACATCGCCTCAAAATGTCTCATGACTGAACCCTCAGCTTTCCACTCATCGTTTTTGAGATTATCAGGTACGACACAATCAATGTAATCCAAAGTAATCATGTCAATCTTAATTCCATCAGCAATCATTTTTCTTACCTGATTTTTGATTTGATTCATTGTCATCGTATCAGAGGGTAGTTTTTTGAGTATAAGTCGATTTGGCATTGAGTTCTGAACCTCAAGTACTTTTTCCATCACATCTTCTTTCATCAAGGCGAGGTTATCTGGTTCTATACCTGTCCATAGAGTGATATGTTTTCTCTGAATTATTTTAACATTATCCTCAAAGAATATTTGAAGAACATTGTAACCAAGGTTGTATGCTGAGTTTGCAATTTTTGTCATCAGGGTAGTTTTTCCCACACCAGTTGGTGCGAGAATAACTCCAATTTCACCTTTTGCCAAACCCCCTTTTAAGAGTCTATCAATACCTGCAATACCCATTGGGATAGGATGTCTATAATCATCATTTAAAACATCATCTAACCCACTGAAAACATCTAATACACCTGTTTCTCTTTCTCCTACTTGAAGTGCTTCACGAACCATACTCTCCACTTGGTCGTATGATTCGAAGTCTCCTTGGGTGATAATTTTCTGCGCTTTGTCCATAGCCTTTTGAAGTTCTTGTTGTTTACAAAACTTCAACGCCTTTTCTTGAACAAAGACGCTACCATCAAATGGAGCGTCCTTGATTTGTTTTAGAGTGTCTAAAACAATCTTCAATGCAAGTTCTTGAGAAATCTCTGCTTTAGCAATTTGTTCTAAAGTATCGAAAGTGGGTGTTGATTGATATTTTCCATAATATTCGCGAATCATTTGAACAACAATTTTGAAGTATTTGTTGTCAAAATACGAGGATTCTAATACATCTACAATAGACTGTGCAAATTCTTTATCTACGATAATTTGGTTTAAAAGTTGGATTTGAAATGTGTTACCGAGATAGTCAAAATTCTTAGTCATATAATTGTGTGTATTCATTAAATATTACTTAGACAAGTCGTATTCCATGTAGTTGTGAGAGAAAATCTCACCTGAAAAAATGTCAGTCAAGCCTTTCAAAATATTTTTTAGGCTGGGACGTACATCAACCGTATATCTGACTTTTGGGGGAAACAATTTACCGTCAAAAATTCTGTGAAAAATTTTTTCTTCGCCCAATTTGACATACATATGAAAGTTCTCAGGACCATCAGTATTTGATGTGTTAAGAACCTCGGGGTCCAAGTAAATGGATTCTTGATTGTCCATCATGTACATGACAGTCTTCATCTTTAAATCTTGGACTAGGTCATCTTCAACTTGTCTCATAAAGTCGACAAGCTCCACCGAGCGACCCGCGTTTGGATTGTAGTTCCTTACATTGTAGAATCTTTGAACTACGATATTCTCATTCAGAGTTAGAAGGAACTCCATTTTGATAATTGATTCTTCTTTCATAATTGATTTTGATTAGATTGATTAAATTTTCTTTTTTCTTTTCTTGTTAATTTTAAAAATGGTTTTAAGAACTCAACGAATGCTTCGTCGCTCTTGGGAAGATACTTGAAGAATCCATCTTCCATCATCATTGATATAATATTCTTCCTGTCTCGACCTTCAGGGTCCAAACTCTCTGAGTAATATAATGTAACAATTTCTTGACCTTCTTCAGTTATCATAGGACTACCTAAGTCCATAATCCTTTGATTAATTATGTAGAATTCATTCCCTAATTCACCATCTTTTGTTCGACCATTTACGATATTTTTCAAAACATTGAGCTTGTTATTTTCTTCAATCAATCTCTTTGTTCTTGTTAAAATATCATCAACATTAAGTGTTGTTTCAAGTACCTCAGGAAAAAATTTTACAAAAGTTTTTTCTCCGAGTCTTTCAATACCTTGGATGTTATCACTTTTATCTCCCATCAAAATTTTGACTGTTAAAATGTTTTGATGTGGAATATAATAGTCCCCGAACTTAACCTTATCACCCATACGGTAAGTGTATCGTTGGAGTGGTGAATAAACGCTTGTCGTCTCGTTAATTAATTGCAACAAATCTTTATCCGAGGAAAAAATAACCTTGGTTTCCTCGGTTGCCATTTGACAATAAAATGCAATCAAGTCATCTGATTCGTTTTCCTCAACTTCAATTTGTCGCACGAAACACTCTTCAAGATATTGTTTCACTCTATCTTTTTGCGTATGATATGACTCGAGTTTTTCCTCGGTCATATCATTTTTACGATTTAATTTGTAGTTAGGATATATTTCGCGTCTAAACTTGGAGTTCTGCTTTCCATCCCAAAATACGATGACTTTATCGTACTCGTTGTCGACCAATTGTCGACGGAGGGTATTGAGGAAGTGAAAGACTCCCCCAATATGATTCCCCTCGACAAATAATTCTCGGACTCCGTGGAATCCGATTTTAAATAAATTATCTCCATCTACTAAAAGAGTTTTCACAAAGAAGATATTAAAGTTCTTCCTTTTCGTCCGTCAATGTAAAATCTCCTTCAGTTCCGATTACTTCTTTCCAATAATCAGAATGTTGTTTTTTGTAAGCCTCAATCGAAGACTTTTCTTCAGCAGTATCTTTACCAGCCAAGAAACCATGTGGTGTTACGATGATTCTACCATCTTCATAACCCAATCCATTTATGTGATTTTTCATCACAGAGACTTTTGTTCGAGTTGCGAATTTGACAGTACGCTTGTCCTTAGTTGCGGTAATTTTTGTAGTACCAGCCCCTTTTTGGTTTCCAAACAAGAATACCAATGAAGAATTCAGCCACACCGATTCACCACCTTTGGCCTTAATCTTAGGTTGTCCGAATGGATTATCAGGAAGTTCAACCCAAGGTTGATTTACAATAACAAGTGTGTTTTCGAACTTAGAATCTGCCTTTCTTGAACCTGAAATTCTTTGGTTAATTCCCATCCCGATTTTATCTGAAAGAGTTGCCGCATTGTGTTGCTTGCCACCCTTACCATCATAAGTCATTTTAGAAGGAATAGAACCTACAGAATCCCACAGGAAACATAAACTATAATCTAATTCACCCTTCTCTTGAGCATCCAATAGTTCGTTGATGTAATCGGTAATTTGTTCGATGTAGTCGAAATTATTGTTGAATATAAAAAATCCGTCCCAATCAATTTCACCAGTTTCTTCGTCAACAACTTCTTGACATTCAAAACCCATAAGTTTGGCGTGTTCAAAACTCCACTTCTGTTCAGTGATAATAAAGACAGGAAGAATTTCCTTCTTTTGTGCGTCAACCGCAGCCTTCACCAACGCAGTTGTCTTTCCTGTATCTGAGTGTCCCAAGAACATATTGATATGCCCAATTGCAGGACCAGGAAGACCAACCGCATCCAAAAAGTCAGGACCCAAGTCAAAAAATCTTTGGGGTTTATACTTTGCAGAAGTTGAGTATTTCTTCTTAAATGAAGAAAAATCAGTTGTTTTCTTGATTGCCATTATATTTCCAAAATTCTGTTAACACTTGAAGTTTGTCACTTGCATTTGCCAACTTTTCCACCATGTTGTCCATTTCCTCCAACATTTGTGGGTGTTCACCAATACCAGCAGCGTTTTCAAGATAAATCATTAGAGTCGCTTCCGCCTCCAAGATTTGAGCCTCATACTTTTTTTTGAGACTATCGATTGTTCTTTGTCTTGTTTCTTTTGTCATGTTTTTAAGAATTAAAAGGGTGGGGTTTCCCCCACCCAACTAACTTAAATTAAAATGGAAGGTCCTCGTCAGGTGTTGCGTTAGCTTGTGGGTCTGTGTAGTTTGAATCACTACTTGATGAACCACCGAAAGATTCGGTCGCTTCGTCATCAGAACCATAAACATAACCACCCTTTTCAGAATCCCAACGGGGGACTTCACCACGAGCGATTGCCTCCAAGTATTCTACTGGTTTCTTAGAATACACATCCATCCAAGTCAACTCATCGTTAACCCAAGAATCCATGGTTGCCTTGTCTTCGTGGATAGCCTGTGGGTCATCATACATAATAGTTGAAACTGTTGTGTATGCAGCACCCTTTGGAGTTTTTTGTTTGGTAAGTTCAATAATGAGGTCACGACCTTTTTCAGGGTCAGTGATATCACCCTTATTACGCCAAATAGGAATAATCTTATCGAGAATACCTTCATTTTTGTAATTGTGCTTGAATCTCCAAAACTTCACACCATCTTCTTCGTGGTCACGGTCGATAACTTTTACAATGTAAAACTTCCGTGACTTGTACTGTTTAGCCAACTCTTTATCAGAGTCTCGTCCTGTTGACATGAGTTCTTCGTAAACCTCATTCAAAGGTGAACGCTCATTGTCATTTTTACCTGGGTCGTAAAATTTTTGCCATTTACCACCCACTTGAATCTCGTGGTACCACGCCTCTTTGAAAGGAGAGCTACCATCTTGTGTTGGAAGAATTCGAACACGGCGTGTTCCTGAATTCGACTTATCGTCCAAAATAAGAGCGAAGTATTTCTTCATTCTCTCGTCTTGAGACATTTTTCCCTGACCCCCCATACTGTTTTGTTGGGCCTTCTCATATTGTGCAAGTACTGCGTCTAATGAACTCATAAAAAATTAATTTAAGTTAGTGTTAGAAAGATAAAAAATCATAGTTTAATAGTCAAATAAAATAAAAAAGGTTGTGTTTCCACAACCTTAATAATAGTAATCTTTTTCAGAAAATCAAAAGTTATATGGTAATTGGTCTTTTTGGTTTAAACCAAATGTCTTCTTAATTTCAGCAGGACTAATGTCCTCAACTTCATCACTTGTTAAAATATATTCGTGTTTACCTGATTTTTCCCAATCTTCTTTTTTATCATCAAAAAAATCTGATAGTTTTTTGTTAAATGGTCCTGAATCAATAGTTCTAAGTTCTAATTTCTCCTCTGCAGATTTTGGTCTAAATTTTTCAAGTTTTGCCTCAATGTCATTTAACTTGTTAACCAAGTTATCCATGTCTGATAGTTTTGTTTCCAAATTTTGTAGATATCCAAATAAATTGTCAAAATATTCTTCTTGTTTGTTTTCAATATTTTTTTGTGCCGATACCAATTCGGTTACATCTAATTCTTCAGTTCCCGTTTCTTCGGTGGTAGAACCTTCATCACCAACTTTTTCTACTTCAGTATCTGTAGCTAAGTCAATCTTTTCAGGTGTTCCTGTGGGTGCTGCAGCTGGTGTAGCCTCAATATCTGCTTCTGGTTCTGCAGGTCCTTCTAAACCTGGTACAATATTCCCCGCAGCTTGTTCAGTGATATAGGTATTGATTCTATGATGTCTCTGAATTTCTTTTAATATCTTCTTATCGATATTCATTGTATTAACCGTTTAATAAATGTTTTATTCCGTTTGGTGTTTCCACACGAACTCTACGATTTAGAGTCACATCGTGACCGGCTCTTTCAATAAGACCATCTCTTTCTCGGATGGTATAGCAATCTCCAGTGTCCAAGTCACAAACTTGTTTAGTACCATCACCATTATCCGTTTGTGAGATTCTGGTTTGCTTACCCAAATACTGGTTCAACATTGAATTAATATTCATAATTCTTTTTCTTAATAAATATACAACCAAAAAGAATAATCACTTTTTAGGTACAAGTGGGGGTAACCGTGTTAATTACATTTATATTGTTTGGTGCAGGTGTTGGTGTTATAGTCGGTGTAAATACCTGAATCGTAGTTGTCAGCCCAAGTTGTCTCGCTAAATTGACTGCAGTAATCAAATTGAGTTGAAGTGTGGTATTTTGAGTTTGTGATGTCCCCCTTGGATATGGCCAATTCTGTAAGAAGTATGCCTCAATACTCTTTTGTCTTATTTCACCCAATGAGTTTGTTACCCTATCTCTCACGAAATTAATGTAACCAAGAGCAGAATCAAACACTGCGAACGGCATTGAAACTTCGGTGGTATTCTCTGTCTTCATTCTTCTACAAGTATAGGTTCTTAAGAAGTATCTATCAGCAGTTGCTCCGTAATCGTAGTTCAGAGTAATCTTACCATAGTTGTTATTTGAAGATACAAACTTACTATCAACACCTGTTGAAGCATAGGACAAAACGAATATCACAAATTTAATATCCTCATCGTCGGTTGATTGATTCAATAATGAAACAAACCCTGCGGTGTTCAGTGAGGTATTTACACCCGCAACTGATTCATAACCCAAAGTATTCAAGTATGGTTCCTCAAGAACTTTAGACATACAAGAGTTTTGAGTATCACCACTTGTACGAGTGTCAGTTGATAAGTTTGCATTGTTACCTTGAGTTGTGGTTGTCGTTGTTCCTCTTGAGACATCTTTTTGTTGTTTAACACTCTTAAGAAGTTTCGTAACCAAATTTTTGTTAATACTCTGCAGATATCCGTCAAGGACCGGCAATGTAAAAATACTTTGTCTAACACCATTAAACTTTGTTTGGAATGTACCAGGAGCTATGGTGTGTTGGACATCGGTTATCATATAAGAACCATTGAACAATGGGACATGTCTTAGGTTAAAGTACATGGTCGGTTGAATAAGCGCATTACCAAAAGAGATAACTTCACACTCATAACTCATATTCTTGTATATGTTATACAACGATACATTTTGAGTTGCCGTGGTTCTACCCGCAGCACTTGCCGACATTAAATTAATTTGTTGGATTGATTCAGAAGTCGCTTTACCACCATTTTGAGAAATACTGAATGAATAAAATACATTTTGATTTCTTGTACCAATATCAACATTGAATCCCACAACTCTGTTAGATAATGCCCAGTCAGTTTTGTTTGTTTGGTCCTCAATCAATGGATTCAACTGAGATTCTCTTAAGTCAAATGCATCACTTCGGAACATGTAGTTTTTGTTCTCACTTTGCATGTCCAAGTAAGTTGAAGGTCTTTCCGTATAAAAACAAACCAATTTTGGTCCCGAGTTTCTGTAATCCACGTTCAAGAAAGTACCCCACATACTATTGGCGAAATCACGACCTGGTTCTATGTTTGGTTGTGCCGCAGCTGAAACATCTTGTACGTTGTAAAAATTAACATAAGCAGGCATTGGCATAACCGAAAAATGGTTTTCAGTGAGTATACCACTAATAAACACAAAGACACTCATGTTGTAGTTCAAGTTGTCTGCGTTTACTAATTTTTGTAAATTGAAAATATCCAAGATAATCTTATCCCCCACATTTCGTGATGCTCTGTCTAAGAATAAAATGTCCTCGAACAAAGTTTGATTTGTATAATCTGAACCCGCAATCCATTTATCATTGAGGGCTTTGAATGTCTCGTACAATTCGACCTTACTTTGTTTTGAATCAAACTTAGATTGAATTGTTCTTTCAGGAAGTTCAGTAATATTTGGTAATTCTCTTCTAATGAGAGTTAGGGTATTATTCAGAGCGGTATTTTGAAAATTCAAATTGACCGATAAATAATTTTGAACTGATTGAGCAAAACTTATACTGGTGATTGTGGGGTCATCAAGTTTTTGTGTTGCATACATCTTAATAAGAGGAGCCAAGAACTCAACATTTTGTTGAGTAAATGCAATGTCGTTATCCACAAAGAAGTCGGTAATGAACGACCCCCCATTAGTATATTGTAACTCAGGAATTTGTGAGAATCCAACATTTTCCCTCAAAGCTAACCATGCTGCTGGGTTATCAATCTGTGACTGAATTAATGTAGTTGTACCCCCTGCAGTGGGTAAAGACCCGTCAACATAAGGTTCAAACGGAATTGGGTCAACGACAATGTTATTTCCCGTAATATAAGTTAAGTAAGAATCGGTTTCCCTTCTTTTGTATTGTGTCGGGTTACCAAGTCTAAGTGCCACATCATACTCCATAAGGTTTTGAATCTCACTCATAGACTTAGAGAACTGGTCGTCGATGACTTGTTTGAACAAATCTTCCTGAGACGCAAATGTCGCAGGTAAAGGAACACTCATCAATTCTCTGTAGAGAAGTTGGAAGTTTCTGTAGGACTCGTTTGTTGAGTTTCCTTGAGGACTTATCCCTCTTGTTGATGCGGTTGTTTCATCAATAATAAAATCCCCATCACCCACCTGTGGGTCAAAGTTAAGAACTGACTGAGAGAATTTAAGATATTCTCTTTCAAACAAGTCAAGTACTTGTTTCTCAAATGTTCCAAGTAAGTCATCTACTTTTGAGTAGTTGTCCGTAACTAACGTACTTGTTGTGTTATTGATTAACCTAAACGGAGCAACATCACCTATTTGTGGAATGAGGTTCATATACGCATCGTAGTCAGGTCTTTGGATATCTGTTAGGTCAAGATATCCGTAGTTTGGCATCTTCCAAAAGGTTCGTACCGAACCATTATAAAGAGAAGGATTGTTAATTAAGTCTTCAGTTAATACCCCAGCTTGGTTAAATGCAACCTCACGGAATTGGTTTTGATTGGTACCAAATGAAGGAAGGACATAATAATTCGTTCTCGGAGTAGACGGGGGGGTATTACAAACTAACTGAGTTGGGTTAGAAGGTTCTACCGTATCGGGGATAATTGAACTGTAGGTGTTTAGATTTACAACCCTATCTAATCCTGTTGTATCTACTGTTGAAACAAATATATTTGACTCAGATAGATTCTGAACTTTGAATCCTTGAGCTAATGATTGGTTAATTTCACTATCAGTGTAGTTGGTCCAAAGGTCTACTCCGTTTAAGAAGTAGTTAAAGTCGTTGATAGTTTTTGGGTAGAAACCGATTTGAAGTTCATCATACTGTGTCGTTCCATCAAAATCAGTCTCTTGAAGGGTAATTGTACCCACTCCGTTAAGGGTGTAACTTGTACCTGTTGAACCACTAACGGGGTCGTAGTTGTTGATGTAATCGAAGTCAGTCCAAATGGGACTTAATATATCTTGACCTGTTTGAATAAACTCTTTGTATCTGTGCCAAATTGAACCATACTTTAAAATCCACACATATGGAAGTCGGTGTACTGCACCGAACTTCTTCATACTCGCAAAGATAAAGTCGAGTGGGATTGCCGAATCCAAAGTCTTGTACCTTTCCTTAAGAGTTGCTAATGGCAGTGAGTTCAAGAAAAGATATGCGGCTTGTTTGTAAGGGGCACTTACATTGTTTTTTTGGTTTTGTACCCCATACTGAATCGCATTGATAAAATATGGTGTGTTCAACATCGAGGTGGTTGTACGACCAATTGTTCCTAATTGGTTTGGAACAAACCCTTCGGTTGGTAAAAGTTCGGATGCAGTTCTACCCAAGAAAAACTCCGCCAACCCGTCTCTTAAATCGGGTGATTGAACTTCCAAGTAAGAGAAAGTTGTTACTGGTCTAACAGAAGTCTTGTCCAACGCATCTTCGAAGTTGGTAATCAAGTTTTTGGGACCATACACCTTATAGGTTCTTGTGGTGTTAAATACACGATTATAGTCACCTGTGAACAAGTAGTTGTTCAGGTAGGTTGCGTTCCACAGAGCGTCTGTAAATGGGTATGTGTCAGTGATTTGAGGTAGATTGGTGTTTGTAGTTGAAAGAAGTTGTTCTAGATACTGAATCTGTGGTAATGAGAAGTTCTGAGTTTGAACCGAAGTTGACAAACTATTCATCGACAGAATTGATGAACTATTGTTTATTTCATCCCTCAAGTATCCTGTAATGTAATAATCACGAACAAAGTTGTTCCAATCTCTACCAGTACCATCATTGGATATGGTGGATAAAAATTCAACATAGTTGTTGGCAGTAAGTGGGAAGTTTTTTAACTTCAAAATGATATACGGAGCACTAATTCCCAAACTTGAAACGATATTGTTGGATTCAACTTTTGAAACAAGTTCTGACACACCAGTCTCCAATGGTGTTCCAACCACCCTTCCCAATCCTGTATATCTTGGGTATATGAAACTTCTTTCATAAATCTCATAGAAGAATCTCACCTCTTCTTTATTGAGGTACGCCAAGTTCACATAAGGGAACTCAAGAGCGTTGATATTCAATATTGAGGTTACTTGTCCACTGTTCTCTTGTGTGGGTTGACTTATTGATGGCTGAAATTTTTGAGCCACACCCTTGAGGTATTCTTCAACAAATTCAACTTCAGGCCATTTGTCATACAGGTACCCTTTTGTAAGATTAACAATCGCAGGGTCACCAGGATAAGCTAATTCGTATCTGTTTTTTTGTGGGTCAAAGTTTCCTGTAGTACTTGTGTTGGTGATGTTGTTTTCAATAAAAACTTGTGGCCATGGGTAGACAGGTTCTTCGGAACTACGAGCCGCATCCGATGCGTTTGCTGCATACTGAACATTTCTTACCGTATCAGAGTTAGGAACTGTAGTTGAATTATTGAACACCACACTTTTTCTAACTGGGTCAGTTCTTACATCCCAAGCAGTTCTGTGTACTTCATCCATCAATCGGATAAACGCTTCGGTAGATGCGAACATAACGGCCATAACGTTTCTTACGGTGGGTACAAAACCAAGTCCACTGGTTGATGCTATAGTTTCAGCCAACTTTGCACTAATTTCAGTTTCCAAATTGGACACCTTTTTGTCCAAATCAGCCTGCATTGTTCTTATCAAAGTGTCAAATCTACCAGGACCTTCAAAAATAAAAAAAGGTTTTTTGACTTCTTTAATCCCTTGAGGAGTCATCTCAATTGTGACATTAAACTGATTTTTGAGAAGTTGTACAAAAAAATCTGCAGTTTGTCCTGAAGTCGGATTGACAATTCCTGTTTGTTGTCTGAGTGTTCTAATTACATCTACCTGACTTGGGTCAATAGTTGCTATAAAAGTTTTTTGAGTAATAGAATTGTCAATTTTTAAATTCTTTACCCCCCTTGTTTCCCCAAATGTTCTGTTCTCATTTAATCTCAAGTTGAAAGAATCTACCTCAGCTTTTAGCTCCGTTAAGGCCTGTTCTCTTTCTTGCGGACCCAATTCCGTCTTAAATCCAAACACAATTGTTTCATCTTTAAGAATATATGCGTTTGGATTGATATATTTGGTGAACCAAGAATTTTTATCTCCCCGTACTTTTTTGAAATATTCATCCAAATACTTACCATATGATGTGGCATCAGTTAATGGTTGTAAGTCTGCTTTGCCTTTGAATTCATTTAATAAATCTTGTTCAAGATGTTGAAGTTTGTATGCCATTTCAGCAACGGTAATTTCAGGGAAATCCAAAGGAATTAATCCTTTAGCCTTGTATTCCCCATACATCTCTTTAATTTTTTGAGTTCCCCTCTCTGAGATTGTTTCGATACTTGTTTGAGTGCTTGATATTGTTGAATCTCCAACCAAACCACCTTCATATGAATTCTGATTGATAACACTTGTATCCTGAAGACTCACATCACTTTGAGTTATGTTGAAAGTCTTACTGTACATGTGAGGAGTCGCAATCAAATGTCCTAAGGAAATTTCGTTGAGGATATTGTATTTGTATCCGTAAAACTGACAGGTGATTTGGTAGTTACCACTAAAGGTGTTGAATCTCGCATCAAACTTGTGAAGATTCAATTGATATCTAATGGCTTGTCCGTACCATCCCTTCATTGTAAGGTAAAAGGGGGGATATGGTAAATTGAAAAAGGCGGCATAAGGGGACTGGTCACCTGATTCAAACAATGCTTTACCTTGTACATCCTCAAGTTCAATGGTTACTTCAGGAATGAATGACATTGTAGTCCTAACTTGAATACTTGTGATACCAAGTAACCCTGGGTCAATTACCCTACCTCTATTGTCTGTCGCGGTAAATTGTTTGTAAAATTTTTGACCATTTTGGTCGTTACTAACTACCGTTTCATATCGTTGTAATCTTGCCTTACCTTGATTTGAATTTTGTCCCGTCAGGTCATCATAATAACCTGTGTTGAGAAATTCATCATCGTTTGGTTTTAGGAAATTAATCGAAGCAATTGAAATTGTTCTTAAGTTATCCTGAGGGGTTCCTCCAATGGCAAGTTTCGTTCTTGGAAGAACTGAAGCTTCCAAGTTTGCATACATAACCAAATTTTCGTGGTCAACAACTCTTTCTTCGATGATGTTTTTTCCACCGTTACCGATTCTTGAAGTCTTATTCGGGTCTACTAAAATTATGTTATTGTAGTCCGCTTCAACAAAAATGTTTCCCGAGTTGTCACCGAATACATTACCTGCCATAATAATAGAAATAGTTGTCCACCGCTAATTTGTAGTCCTGTAGAGAAGTTATCAAAGGATATGGAATATTCAAGACAGCACCGTCGTAGATGTTATTTTCCAATCCACCAAACTCAGGATTAGCCTGAAGAATCAACCAAGAAAAAAATGGTGTTCCATAATATTCTTGAGATACGGTGTCCAATCTACTTCTTCCTACTTTGTAAACAAAAATTTTGTCTGAAGGTTTTGGGGCAAGTGGAACAAACGGAACAACACTGGTTTGTCCGTTTATTTCAAAAGGGGTGTATCGATTATAATAATTAAATGCCATTATAATAATTGTGCCTTTCCGATTATAACATTTGCACCAACCGAAGTGGTCCAAGATGTTGTATTGGAGTCAATGTTATTTTTGTTACCTAAGTTTTTAATTAATTGTACTTGTTCTGCGGTTGGTTGTAAAATGGTTTCGTAGGTAAAGACTCTTTCTTTGTTTAGGTTGAATGGGTTGAAATTCAAATAATCTCTAAGAGCATTTGTTTGAAAATCAGTCAAGAATGTATTTGTCGCTGCGTTTTCTGATAGGTAGGCAGGTCTTGCGACTCCCTTCCAATAGTTATCGAATGATTGTTCCACTTGAACAAAAGTGACATTACCCAATACTCCTTGGTTATCTCTTAAATTACCAATAATAGCTTCCTTGAAAGTATTGTATCGATTCTCATCCAATATTTGTTGTGACAAAATGAAGTATTGTCTTCTATTTGCCTCACTATCCCAAAAGGTATCATCCGTAAATGGCTCAAAAACTTGTGATTTAACAGCATCTTGGTCAGGAAGGTCTGTTACGGTATATCCCGAATAAACTTTACCACTCACATTAGCGGTGTACAGACTCTCAATTACATTATTGAATTCTGTGAGTGCCGAAGCCACCACTCCAATATCTTGAATAAGTTCTTCAAGAGTATTTGTCACACCTGCAGAGGACGCTGATATTGCCGATGTTCCTGAGATGTTCAACACAACAGCATTACCATTCGTGGTTTGGAATCCATCCATACCTAAGGTCGGGTCACTATCGTAGTACGGAATCACATTTGCCCGAGAAAGTGTTTGAATATAAGATGTTTGAGTATCAACTAAGTTTTGAAGAATTGTTGTTGCCCCATTTTGGAATTCACCTCTAAAGTTAGCAACATAATCTTTGTAATTATTTTTGATAGCTCTTATCGTTTTATTCGAGAATATTCTAACATCATCAACCAAGTATTTTATAAATCCATCTTGGTCGTTAGTAATATCAGTGGTAAATGATTGGAAAACACTATTCACATCACTTTCGAATTTTGATGGTTTACCAAACAATGGTACATTGTATCCAACACCAGTTACTAACATTTCACCATCAGTATATCTTCTTGAGAAACTAAATTGTTGTCTAACAGCATTGTTGTATTGTAAATTCAAATCCCTAATCTTGTTATTAACTGTTGCAAAATAGTTTTGTGTCTGACCAACTAAAGAAGCCATAAATTCTTGGTATGCAATCGTACCAATATCCCCATTAGCAGTGTTTGTCGTAGTTAAAACACGACCAATCGTTTCTAAATTGCTCTTTGGTTGTGTAGATTGAACTTGATTTAACGTTGGTGGTGGTACCTTAAGATTAAGTTGTTGAATGAATTCTTGGTCGAGTACCTTGTAACTATCGTCCGTAGCGTCCGCTCTATCGTCATATATTTCAGTATTCGCATAGAAATTGAACGACAATGCATTCTGTAGTTTGTCTACGGACTCTTTCAAACCTTGACCCCCAACAAATTGGAATGAAAGTGTTACATTTGCAATCATCGGTTGTACACCAATTCCTTCAGGATTCAAATCCAAATCCTCATATGTAATTGATAGGTTTTCGGGTATAATCTTGGAGTGGAAGAAGTCACCAACCCTTAATACTAATACTGGTGGAGCACCAAAAGCTGTGTTTACGGCATTGTTATACTGAAGACTGGTTCCTCCTTGTTTGTCAGTTTTTACAGTTGGAATTGTGTCTCCAGGTCTCATACACTGTTGAAGGAATGTCAATCTTGAATTGAGACCTTCAGGTGTTATAGAGTGGAATGCAGGATGAAAGAACTTTAGTTTTTCTTTCAAACTGTCATAGACCATTGGCGTTTGTTCTTTGATTACTTCAAAATAATCACACTCAGATAATAAACTACGAAGAACTCTTTTTGTAATATTGTCTCTAAAAACAGTTTCTTCAACTACCTGTGTCACGGGTGGTTTCGGTCTCCTTTGTTCAATGATTTGTTCATCATAAAATGGAATTTCTTCAGGAACATCAATGTCAGTAGTAGGTGGAACTTGTTTAAACTCAATGTTTGTAATTGCCGTTCTACGACAAGCCATCGCATTGACACTATAAACTTGTGATGTTCTTGAAAGAGAATCTTGGTTCGTACAATCAAATAAACCATAGGCTCTGTTATCAAGTCCAATTGGTATTACATTTTTAGCTAATTCTCCCTCTGTAATTTGAGTGATAGTCAATCTTTTAGGGTTACTTTCCATAAACGTTTTTAATTGACCAATACTTTCAATATATTTAATTGCGGAAACCATTCTTCTTTGTGAAAGAAGTTCGTTGTATGGCACTGTTTGAGGATTAGAGGCACTACTCTCTAAAACTAAATGACATGTTGCAGTCTCATCGTTTTCTAAATCCTTACTAAGTTGGATTAACATTTCCTCAATTGCACTTTTGTTTCCTTCCACAACTTGAGTAAAAAATTCTGAAACCTGAAATTGTTCATTTATTTTTGAACTCTCAACTGCATATTTTTGTTTGTTTGCTGGACTTGTGTAAGTATTATAATAAACCTCATAATTCTGTACTTCAACATTCGGTTTAGGAATGTCATTTTCGAAATACAATCCATAGTTTTGAAGTTTCAAATAATCAAATCCTGATGTGGTGAAACTTGATTGAGAACCTGATGGCGTATACCCCCCTCCAGCAGTTCCACCGGCACTAGTATCAAATCCCCCACTTTGAACTGTTCTCACATAGTATTCCACATCCTCACCTGAAACATTTTTTGTTTCCAATCTTTGTTGAATTTCAAAAATGTCGTTAGGATTTACCGTGTAATACTTTCTTGCAAGTTCATACAAATCATATTTTCTACAACCAGCGAAGAATGAATCCAAAATTTCATCAGCTCTTTGACTCAAATTTGTATCATTCAAAACCCTATTAACCAACATATTCATTACAGAGGGGTGGTCAACAACAATTTTCCATTGTAGGGAACCAGACCTTGAACTATTTGCATAGGTAAACACTGGCTCGGGTCTCCCAATAAAATCAGTTTGTTTGAAACTTGCTCTTGTTGATTCATTAAAGGTTAAACCGTAAGGAGGAAACCACATAACTCGTCCACCATTTGGTCCTCTCTCACAAACAGGTAAATCAGAATATGTTAAACCAGGTCTGTTAGATGTTCTCCAAGCAAGGTTTTCCAATGAGAACATGTACTTTTTAGCATATCCATTAGGTCCACCGATAATATTGGTTGAATCTTGTCCACCTTCTCTTTTGTTTGGTGCAATGTTTAAGTTGTAGGTCTTATCAAAAATAGAGTAAGAGAATCTTCTACCTTCAGTGGTTATACCATCTTGTTTTTGTAAATCATTGTACTGAAGGTACGGAGTATCTTTTTGGAATATTCTACAATATTCTGCACCTACTTCAGCGCCGATAGCACCAATATATCTTTTTACTCTCGAACCTTTTGTAATTTCTTTATATCCGTCGTTGAATACTTTGGATACTTGGTCTATGGCATTTCCGGCGTGTTGAAGTCTTCTACCTCCTCTTGGCTGCGAATCAATGATTCTTTGGGTGTCATCCATAATCGAACCCTGTCTGAATTCAAATTCAGTTGACTCTGTGGGTTGATATGCTGACGGTCTAAAGTCTGGGTCTTCAGCAATTATTTCACCACCATTACCAACAAACTTTCCAGCATTTCCCTTGAATTTTGGTGATACCCAAGTAAACCCACCAACAATGTCACCACCACTACTATATGTTGGTCCATTTGCGCCTAAGTTTAGAGCTTGACCTGGTCCCTCATAGAGTTGGGCCAGTTCCTGTGGACCATAAACTGGAGACTGAATTTCTCTACCGAAACGGTCAACAGGAATATCACCTGAGGGTGAAAATATTTGAGCAGGTTCAGATTTTACACTACCGATGTAGTATTCACCATTGTTTGTATTTCTACCTTGAAGCGCCCCCGCAACTCTATCAAAAATAGGTCTATCATAACCAGGCTTGTAAAGATTGTAATCTAAGTTCTTAAATAATTGTGACCTTTGACCACCACCAGTGTTTTCCAAAAATAATTGGGAACCTCTAAGGTTTGATTGAGAATTTAATCTCGCAAAAAATCTTCCAAGACCAGCAGCCGCATTTGCCCCCAAAAACGCACTTGCTAATTGTTGTCCTGTCGTCGGGATACCACTATTAATTTGAGGGTCAAAATACTGACCCGGTATAACAGAGAACGGTGCATAAGAACCTGAAATTCTATTCAAAAGACCTGCCGCCGCACCGGCAACTGTTGACCCCTCAGTGATTGTCCAATTCGGTTCCAATAAAGGAACCCTACCATTAATAAACCCTAAGATATCTTCCCCCCCGTTTACATTAAGGAAGTTAGCCCTTCCT